TCTCATCGGTATCATGCTGATTAACAACAAACTTCTCTATCTGAAAGTTAGATCGAGACTGTTGAATTTCGGCCATAGCCAGAAGAACTTCAGGGGTGTACTTTTCTTCGATATTAGGTAGTGATACTAGATCCATTTATTGCTCCTTTTAATAGGGTAGTATATCATTTTTAATAAGTATTAAGCACCTGCCGAAGTGGTTGAACTCATCCAGGCTTGATTATCAACTGCTGCATTGGTTGTAGTACTTCTAGTATCATTAGAGAAAAAGAGTTTTTGCATAGTGCTGTACGCGGTTGGTCCTTGTGTACCAGGGGTAAAGTATCCAGCAACACCAGTGACTCCACAGCCAGTTCCACCCCATCCACGAGTGTCTAAAAAGGTTGCTCCAAGAATAGCGCCAGTATCATTTGAGAAGGTTATTTTTGTTATCGTACTAATAACGTTAGAGCCAGTTGTAGTTCCAGAGGTAAAGTATCCAGCAGTTCCTGAGTTAGAGGCTGATGCACGTTGGCCTGCTATTCCTATCTGATCTCCTAAACTTGAAAATGTTTCGTTGGAATAAGTTAGTTTAAACAAAGAAGAGTTTGCGCTACCATTAAATTGGTCACTATAACCAGCAGTACCAGAGTTAGAAAGACCCGCCTGAACACTGCCAGCACTAATAGTGGATGCTATAGTAGAGCGTGTCTCATTAGAGTAGATAACAGTTTCAGTACTAGTCAGACTGCCTCCAGTAGCATTCTGTCCATTTGACATATAACCCTTAGTTCCAGAGTTTGTCATAGAACTTCCTCGACCTCGTGCAGTAGCCAAGGTAGCCGTTATGTTAGATCTGGCATCATTTGAAAAGAGTAATTTTTGGATTGTAGAGATGGCTCCTACTGAACTACCAAAGGATGTTCCACCACCGCAGAGATAACTAGCGCTTCCCCAGTTGGACATTTCATTATGTCCATAACCGCCTGTAGTAAGTGTTGCAGCAAGAGTTGATCGAGAATCATCTGCGGTATTAAACTTGTACATGGTGCTGTAATAGCCGCCGTTCCAACCACCGAAGGTGTACAAAGTACGTGCTGCAGGAGATACAGATCCAGAAGCACTACTTGCAGTGGATGTTCCGTTGGCGTTAGTTGCTGTTACAGTAAATGTGTATGCAGTTCCCGTAGTTAAACCACTAACAGTAATAGGAGATGATGCACCTGTGCCAGTGATAGATCCTGGTGTAGATGTTGCAGTAAATCCAGTAATTGCAGAACCACCAGTTTCATTAGCAGTGAATGCTACAGTTGCTGAAGTAGCACTAGCATCAGCCACAGCACCAATAGTAGGAGCCTGTGGAACGGTAGTTGCAGTGATAGATCCTGATGTACCAGAGATAGATGTGCTTATTGAATTAGTGCCACTTACTGTGAATGTGTAAGCAGTTCCTGATTGTAATCCTGTGACTGTGATAGGGGAAGCACCAGTAGCAGTAAATGATCCAGGAGTACTTGTTGCAGTAAAGGTTACAACAGCACCGCCAGTTGCAGCGGCTGTGTAGGCTACAGTTGCAGCACCGTTGTTATATGCACGGCTAGTACCAACATTTGTAGCAACACCAATAGTCGGCGCATCAGGAACATCAGAAATGGCGGTACCTGTCTTTGTTATACCTGATGTATTTGCTCTCTTAATATTGGCCATTTATTTTTCTCCTACAAATTTGCCGAGTTGGCAAAGCCTGCGCTAAAGTTTCTTGGAATAGTTATAGTGTTACTTACAATAGATCTAGTTTCACCAGAAAACGTTAATTTATTTACAGTAGATTTTGTTTGACCTGTTGCCCAATAGCCAGCGGTTCCTGAGTTAGCAAATCCAGATCCGTTACTAAGACTGGTAGATACTGTTGCAGCAAGTGTAGTTATAGAATCATTAGAAAAAGTTAATTTATGGATACTAGTTTCACCTAATCCACTGCCCTGTAAATATCCAGCAGTTCCTGAGTTAGCAAATCCAACTGCACCTTCTGGGTATGAAGGCGGATAACCAGCAGAAAGTGAACTTACACTATCATTAGAAAAAGTTAATTTGTCAATTCTACTAAACCAAGTTGCACCATTTGCACCTCCAACAAAATAACCAGCAGTTCCTGAATTAGCCAAGCCACCGCCAGTTGATCTTTCTATAGAAAGTTTTGCTGAAATTACTGATAAAGAATCATTTGAAAAAATTAGTTTTGTAATTGTAGAAACTCTAACTCCACCCGTATGATATCCACCAGCATAATATCCAGCCGTTCCTGAGTTAGCCATGCCCATAGCATTTGCTAAATAAGTTGTGGCAGTTGTTGCTGATAAGTTTGATGTTGTTTCAGTAGTAAATGCTAATTTAGAAATAGTAGAAACATCAACAGCACTAGAGACACCGCCAACTACATAACCAGCAGTGCCTGAGTTAGCAAATCCTGGAAAATATCCACGAGCAACAGCCAGTGAAGCACCTAGAGTTGTTATTGCATCATTAGAAAAGGCCAATCGTTCAATAGAACCCGTAGATCCAGGAGCAGCAGATATTTGTCCTCCAACTACATAACCATTTCTTGTTGGTTGTAATGGAGTAACGCTATTACTTGCTGCACTCGCAGCACCTGTAGCAGTTGAGTTAGCCCCACTTACTGTAAATGTATAAGCCGTACCACTCGTTAATCCACTAACTGTAATTGGTGATGATGCACTAGTCCCTGTAATTGATCCAGGAGTACTTGTTGCAGTAAAGGTTGTAACAGCGCCACCTGTTGTAGCAGCAGTAAATGTTAACGATATTTTTGTAGAGGTGTAATCGCTTGTGTCGGTAGCAGTACCAATAGTCGGCGCATCAGGAACATCAGAAATGGGTGTAACACCCGCCATGACGCTCTTGAGCGAGACCCTGTTAGTGATAGTCACTTAATTATCCTAACTAGTCTTTAAGAAATTTGGCTTCCGTATGCAGAGAAGGACATTGTGGCTGAAGATCCATATATACGAATTCGATCACCAGCAGCCAGAGTTAATCCAACAGTTAGTACTGTGGTGTCTGATGCAGCAACAGTTGCTCCATAAACAATGAAGTGCTTTGCAGTAGCAGAAGATCCTGCATCAGCAGATGGTTGAACTGAAATGCGATAGGTCGCAGCAGATGCTGCTTGATTACAGATAACGAGTGAAGACACTACAGTCTCAACGCCAGTTGAGGTGTACAGAGTGCTTTCGGTTGTAGCGCCTACTGTAGCGGTTGCTACCTGGCCTAAAATTTTATACGCTGTTGCCATGAGACTCCTTCGAAGGGGATAAGCATAGGTTAGTTGGTACAACAATACTATGTGGGCTAAAGTGTCCCTATGAATTTGGTGCAAAAATCGGTTTCTCAAGGGGGCAAATTAGCGCCCCTAATTCTACCGCACTCTCATACCTTGGGTATGGGCTTAATGAATCCATCAATATTTATTGATGATGATGGCGATATTTTAGTAAATATTCGGCACGTAAATTACACGCTCTATCACTCAGAAAAAGACCAGAGATTCTTTAGTCCTTGGGGTCCACTCTCTTATCTACACCCTGAGAAAGATCAGCGACTAGTTACTACCAACTACATAGGACGTCTTGATAAAGATTACAATTTAATTAATTTTACTAAGGTCGATTACTCTCGCTTTGATGTTCCTCCTATCTGGGAGTTTGTTGGTGAAGAAGATTGTCGCATCACTCAATGGGATGGCAACTACTACCTGATCGGGGTACGGCGTGATACCACGCCCAATGGGCAAGGTCGCATGGAGTACTCCAAGATCGAATTAGATAAAACCAATTGGACAGCCACCGAAGTTCAGCGAGTTCGTATCCCGCCTCCTGTTGATTTTAATTCTTATTGTGAAAAGAATTGGATGCCTATCCTTGATATGCCGTATCACTTTGTTAAGTGGGCTATGCCTACCGAAGTTGTTTGGGCTGATCCTGATAAGTCGCAGTCTAAGCAGGTACTGACAAAAGAAACTCCGCCGATTTCTCCTGATCAACGTGGTGGTACTAACATCGTTGCTTGGGGCGATTACTATATTGCGTTTACTCATGAAGTTAGATTGTGGAAGAATTATTTAAATCAGAAAGATTCAACATACAGACATCGCATGATTGTCTGGGATAAAGAGTTTAACTTTGTTGGTGTTACATCGCCATTCTCATTCTTAGATACACCTATTGAGTTCTGTGTTGGAGCAGCATTACTAAAAGGAAAATTATTATTAAGTTTTGGTGTTCAAGATAATTGTGCCTTTGTTCTTGAAGTGCCTAAGAAGGTTGTGAACGGAATGATTACGGAGGCCATGTCTTATGGACGTTAAAGAATTAACTTTAAAACTGGCTGAAAATCCAACCGATGTAGAGAGTAACTTTAATTTAGCAACTGCCTATGAAGAACAGAAGCAGTACGCATCCGCTGCTGGCTTCTATCTACGAGCCGCTGAGTATGGATACAAGACTCATCCACTTATAACTTACACATCACTATTAAAGATGGTCCTATGCTGGAGTACCCAAGGCGATAGAAACCGCACCGTCTACAATAACTTAATGCAGGCCATTGCTTATCTACCTAACAGACCAGAGGCCTACTTCATTCTCGCCAGAATTAAAGAGCGGAATAAGGAGTATCAGGAGTGTTACACCTACGCAGAGTTAGGGCTACTGTTTGCAACAAACGCCTTTAATCAACCTCTTCCAGGATATGTAGATTACAACGGAACCTACTGCCTATTATTTGAGAAGGCTGTTGCTAGTTGGTGGCTTGGTAGAAGAGATGAGAGTAAAGCGCTATTTCATCACCTACTAGATGAGTACGAGATGTCACAAGAGTATGTAGGCAGTTGCCTCAATAATCTAAAGTTGTTTAACTAATGTTTCCTAATTGGTTTAAGGATGTAGAGAAGTACTTTAGACATGTGCCAAGTGTTCCACTTCGTGCACTGCAGATCGGAACCTACACAGGTGATGCTACTGAATGGCTACTAAAGAATCGCACCATTGAATACCTAGATGATGTTGATACATGGGAGGGCAGTGAAGAGACCGCCCATGAAGATTTAGATTTTGTTTCAGTAGAGGCTTACTACGATTCAAGATTCCCAAAGGATGGAAGAATCATAAAGCACAAGATGACCAGCGATGACTTCTTTATTCGTAACGCTAGTTCATATAACTTCATATACATAGATGGCGATCACACCGCTCTGCAGACCGCTATGGATGGCTTGAATGGCTTTAGGCACCTGGAACCAGGTGGGGTGATGGCATTTGATGACTACCTCTGGAATTATGGCGGAGGAGAGTACAGAGAGCCTAAGAGGGGCGTGGATTGCGTTCTTAATCTCTGTAAAGGCGAGTACACAATGATTGAGTCTGGTTATCAGGTATGGATTGAGAAGTGTTAGATAACGCCTGCTTTGAGGTCTTTCATACTGATACTGGAAATGAATTAAGAAACAAATCTTACGAGGGCATTTTAAATTCTATGTCCTTCTTGCCACGCCTTGGCTCGGAGACTGTATATCTAAATACAGCAGAGAAGGCGAAGGAGTTTATAGATAATACGCCAGAGTTTAAAGTAAACACCGTCACCGACTTCTGTAAGCCAGGAGAGACCTTCCCACCATCCTCTGGAGTTATAGGAGTTTGGGCAAGTACTTACTTGGCATATAAGAAATTTTTAGAGTCGGATAAAAGTGTACTTATACTTTTTGAAGATGATATTACGTTAAGTTCAAACTTTAAGAATGTTGCAACTTTATATATGGGAGAACTAATGCCTATATGGGATTTCTTTTCATTCTTTGTTCCTGATGATTCTTTATTTGCGTACAATCAAAATGACCACGATATTGGTGAAGAGTATGTTTGCAAGTCTTATCAGCAATGGTCCTGTGCTGGGTATGCTGTTAGTAGGCGAGGAGCAGAAAAAGCAATTGCTGATATTGAATCAAGAGGAATTAATTGCCCTATAGATTGGTACATTTTTAATTTTAGAATGAAACAAGAAGAAAACCAGATGCGGTTTAATACTTTTACAGTAAAACCACAGGTATATAGACCTATAAAGTTTTTATTAGAAGCAGCGCAATACAGTCAAATACATAACGGTAGTACAGAACTACTTTAGTTACATACCGCCGTATAACAACACTGTGGTTGTTGGATCTGCAGAAACTTGTCCTTGAGTACCTTGAGCACCAGTAGTTCCCTGAGAACCTAACGTTCCCTGAGTTCCTTGGATACCTTGAGTTCCTTGAGCACCGTTTGAACCAACAAATCCTTCAAGACCTTGTGCGCCCTGTACGCCTTGAGTTCCTTGTATGCCTTGGGCTCCATCAGTTCCTTGTGTACCCTGGGCTCCAACATCACCTGTACGAGCAAATGTAATTAATACATCATCTAAATCTGAAAGAGTTCCATTTCCAGATACGTAAGAACCGTTAACAGTAAACCATCCAGTGTTGTCTGTTAAAGATGAGATTGTGTAAAGTTTAAATACACTTGTATCTAATTTTTTAGATACACGGAAGTGACCTTTAATTGTTGAGGTTGAATCATCGATTGTTTGTAAGAATGAAGAGATATCTGTCGAATCATCATTACTTGCATCAATATACATTGCAGTAGCAGATGTTGGAGATGCGTTAAAACGAATAACTCCAGTTCCTGGATCGGCATTTGTTGTACTTGTAGAGAAGGTGTAATCAAAAGTTGCGCCACCAAAACTACCAACAGTTCCCTGCGTACCTTGAGCACCAAGGGTACCTTGTACACCTTGAGTACCTTGGATACCTTGTGCACCAACAGTGCCTTGGGCACCGTCTAATCCCTGTGTTCCTTGTGTGCCTTGTGTTCCCTGCACACCCTGAGTTCCCTGAGTTCCTTGAGTTCCTTGAGCACCAGTCTCTCCAAGAGTACCTTGAGTTCCCTGAGTTCCTTGGGTTCCCTGTGTTCCTTGGGTTCCCTGTGTTCCTTGGGTTCCTTCTGGTCCTTGCAATCCTTGTGTACCTTGAACGCCTTGAGCACCGACAGTTCCCTGTGCACCAGTAGTACCTTGCACTTGAGTAACAGTTGCATCTATTGTTTGTGCTCCAGCATTATATACAAATTGAATTCCTGTTTGAGTTCCACTATTAATAGCGGTATGAACTCTTTGAATTGAAGCGTATTTATTTACTGTTCCTTCAGAAAGATCATCTGTAGTGCTTAATGCTGATCCAGAAATTAACAATGCAATAGCATCTTCATCAACAAAGTATGGAAGAGAACCGTAGGCTGTACTTCCATCACCGATCTTAAATTTATTTAAAGAGATGTCGTAACCGATCTCTCCAGGATTAAGGGTAGGATTACTTGTGGTCCATTGACCAGTGGTTCCTCGTCGTATTTGAATTCGTACTGATGACATTAATTTACTCCTCCACCATCATAAGTAAGGGCATATACATCTGATCCATCTGCTTCATTTCCACCGTCAATCGTTGCTGTGTAAGTATCACTACCACCAGCCTCATCTCCGCCTTCTAGTATATCTGCCGCAGCGTTTGTAACTATCTCAAACCACTGTGCACCATCAAATACAAACAAGTTTTTTTCAGTTGTATTGTAATAGATGTCACCAGCGTACCTGCCAGTAGGCGTTGTGCCTACGGCAAGTACGTTGATAGGTACGAGGGCTCTTTTACTCATAGTAGTTAGGCTTTAACTACCACTCTATAAGTTTCGCCTGCGCCAGGAGCGACTGCGAATCCAATTGCAACTCGATTAACACTTGACTTTGTAATATCTGTTACTACCTCTTGAGCAGTTGCAATATCCCAGACAGTTACAAGAATATCTGTGGTATTGAGGTTGTGATCGATATTAAAGGAGGTTGCAGAGTACGGACTTACTGGAGTTATAGTCTCTGCATAGGTTCCAAGTTGACCAGAGGTACCTTGAGCACCCTCTGTACCTTGGGCGCCAGTAGTTCCTTGAGCACCAGCAACACCGACAGCACCTGATAGGTTTACTGTCCAGGATGCGTATATTCCAGAACCTTTGTGTTTGGTCTTAGTAAATACAAGAGCGCCAGTTCCAGAGTTGTAAGAACTTACAGTACCGTATTGAATGTTAGAAACATCAAAGGCAACTGTTATGTCTTGACCAACAGAGTAATCAACCGCTAGATCGGCAACAGTAATTGTTTGAGATCCGTTGTTTGCTAGAGTGAATGATGTTGTAGATGTTGTGGAGTACTTATCACCATCAAG